GCGACCGAGCATCAGAACTTGCTGGCCGGAGGTGACAGTGTGCTGGCGGCCGAAGGATTGCGCCAGGCGGTTCAGATGTTCCTCGACCAGGTTGACTCCGATGGACAGCCGATTAACATCGAGCCGAGCTTTCTGCTGGTGCCGACCGGCTTGAAGCATACCGCCATCGAGTTGACCAAAGGCGCAACTCTGATTATTGCGGGTGGCGATGCCTCCAGCGGCGCAGGTCCGACGATCCGTCCGGCGTTGAATTCGCTGGTCGACGAAAATCTGAACGTTGTCAGTTCGCCGTATCTGGCGAATGACAAGTACACCGGAAACAGCAGCAAAGCATGGTATCTGTTTGGCGATCCAAATCAAGTCGACACGTGCGAGATCGGTTTTTTACGCGGGAAACGCACTCCGACTGTAGAGCGCGGCGATACTGATTTCAACACTCTCGGCCTGTGGTTCAGGGTCTTTTTCGACCTCGGTGTCCGTGAGCAGGATCATCGCGGTATGGTTCGCTCTGCCGGACAGTAAGCGCCTCTATCGCCGGCTGGGCGACCGGCGCGGCGCCGGATACTTTGCGGAATCCGGCAGAAATATCCGCTCGGATTCCGCAAAGGGTTTGCCGATAAAAACAACAATAAATATGGAGAAGAAAGTATATGATTGCAAAATATGTGTATCGCGGAGATGTCATTGACTATACTCCGGAAGCGGATGTAGCTGCCGGAAGTGTGGTGGTGATCGGCAGTATTATCGGAATTACCAAGCTCGACATCAAGGCCGGGCAATTAGGAGCTCTGGCGCTGGTCGGAGTGTTCGACATCGTCAAAGCGACCGGTGAAGCCATCGCCAAAGGATCGAAAGTCTACTGGAATGCTACGGCAAAACAGATCACTGCCGTTGCAGCCGGGAATGTGTATCTGGGCGAGGCTGTTGCCGCGGCGGCAGCCGGTGATGCTACTGCACGAGTCAGACTCGGCGGTCCAGCCATTCCGGTGGCAGGTAATCCCATTGCCAGTCTTACCGATAATTCCGGCGGAACTGCATCGGATACCATTGCCGTAGTATCCGATGTTGACGGCGCTGCAGACGCGATTGCCGCGAATAGCGCCAAGATCAACGCGATCATCGCCGCACTGGTAGACTACGGGGTGATCCGGTCGGCGAGCTGATGCCTGATCTGCTCGGAAACGCCATGCGCTGGCTGGAGGCTCAACGCCGGAAGTATCTGACCGTGCCGGTAATCTACCGGCGCGGTGATCTGTCAGTAGAGCTTCCTGCCACCATCGGCAGAACTGTGTTCAAAGTCAGCGATGACTACGGGCGATTTCAGTATATCGAAAGCCGGGATTATCTGGTCAGCGCCGTCGATCTGATTCTGGATGGTGTAATAACCCTGCCGGAAAAAGACGATGAGATCATCGAAAGCGGCCAGATCTACGAAGTCATGGCGCCGAACAGTGAGCCGGAGTGGAGATATTCTGACAGTAGTAGACAGTGCTTGCGCATACACACCAAATTAACAGGAGAAATAGAATAGTGAATACAACTACCAAAGTTCCTTTTTATGGCAATGAAATCATGGTTATTGAGAAAAACGGCAGGCGTTATGTGGCGATGAAGCCCATCGCGGAAGCATTAGGCCTGGCCTGGAAAAACCAGTACGAAGTCATCATGAATGATCCTGTTTTAAGCTCAATTATCCTTGTAACAAGGATAGTTGCCGAAGACGGCAGGTTGCGTGAAATGGTCTGTCTGCCGCTGGAATATCTCAACGGCTGGCTGTTCAAGGTTCCGGCATCGCGCTATACCGGCAAAAAACGTGAGGCCATCATCAGATACCAGACGGAATGTTATCGCGTCCTTTTCGATTATTTCCATAATGGAGGCGCGGTCAATCCCAATATCAGTGACGAACAACTGGCATGGCTGCTGCGGAAGGTTGCTGTTCTGACGGCATCGGCAGTTTCGGAGAAATTCGGCGGCAGGATCATGGATTTGGCGGAAGAACTTCGCGCCAAAACCATCGAGGTTGAAGTGTTGAAGCTGAAGAACGAGTTCTTCGGTAACTTCGTTCCGCACTCCCAGCTCGGCGAGGTTTCTACGCATACCGGGCTGCCGCGGGATAAGTTCATCCGGGGGTATTACACCTCCAACCGCAACGGCAGACCGGTCATCACCCTGATGCTGCAACTCGAACTGCCGCTGGAGGGTGCTCATGCCTAATGGAAATGACAATCCTGATAACAGGGATTTATGGGTTGCGATCAACGAAGCCAGAAGAGACTTGGCCGAGTTGAAAGGCATGCTTACGATGCACTTTTCCGACCGGAACATTCACCATAACCCGCCTTGCCACTCCGCCGAAGAGATGCATAAAACCATGCTTTCAGCGGCGGGCGCGGCGATCCTGGCGTTGCTGGCAGCAATCGGCTCGATCATTGCCAGTGTTATGAGGTGATCAATGGCGACTCTAATCGACATTGCGAATGCCGTGACCGTCGGACTCAACCGGGCCAATCTGCAACCGCATTTTGTTGCCGAAATGAACCTTCTGCCGGAGTTCGAACTCAAAGAACTTAAAACACTAAGAGTTACTGTGGTACCGCGATCTCTCAAGACGGCTATTCAGAACCGGGAGTCATCCGGACGGGAAGTGACGATCGACATCGGCGTGCAGCAGAAAACCACTGACGATGTGAGGCTCACGGAACTGCTGCAATTGAGCGAGAACATCATCGATGTGTTTGACCGTAAACGTCTGGCGGACTATCAGCAGGCGATCTGCGTCAAAACTGAGAACGATCCGGTTTACGATCCGGGACATCTGCGGGAACTCCGGCAGTTTACCAGCGTGATTACGTTGACGTTCAAGGTGCTGTGAAATGGCTGCCATGCGTTGCCGTTCGCGTTTTGACCCCGAGAAGATTAAGCGGAAAGTGAATCAGGGAACGTTTAAAAGCCTGAGTCATGCCGCTGCCGCGATCCGGCTGACTGCCCGGCGCAGTATCCGGCGCAGCGCCAGGAAATCGCTGTCCGGCACTCCGCCGCACACCCGGTGCGGCCTGCTCAAACGGGCGTTGCTGTACAAGGTAGAAAAAACTAAACTTTCGGCGGTGATCGGCCCGGCGTATTCGATCTCCGGACGCTCCGGCAGAGCACACGAGTTCGGCGGGAAATACTATGGCCGAGACTACCCGCAAAGGTCGTTTATGGGCCCGGCCTTGCAGGCAAATCTCAAACGGGTACCAAAGTTCTGGCTTCACACGGTCAAGCAGTAAAAATTTATTGGAGGTTTAAATGGGATATAAACTTGGATTGGAGGCGAAGCTGTTTCACGGCGCCGCCGGTGCGACGGCTGCGTCTGAAATGAAAAACGTCAAGGATTTGACGCTCGATTTGTCGAGCGGCGAAGCCGATATCACTACACGTGCAACCAACGGCTGGCGGGCCACGGCGGCAACATTGAAAGAAGCATCGCTGGAGTGGCAGATGCTGTGGGATCCCGCCGATACCGGTTTCACTGCCATCAAAACAGCTTACTTCGGCAATGCGCCGCTGGCTTTGTTCGTGAGCGACGGCGACGGCAACGGGCTGGATGCTGATTTTGCTGTCACTGGATTCAGCCGCGAGGAACCGCTGGAGGAAGCGCAGACGGTTAAAGTGACCGCAAAGCCGACCTTCGTCACCCGCGCTCCGAGCTGGAAAGACGGAGGTGCATAATGAGAACTTTTCATGATAACGCCGGGCGGAACTGGGCGGTCACGCTGAATGTGGCGACGCTCAAGCGGATAAGGGCACTGACTGCAATCGACCTGATCAACATCATCTCGCTGGATGAACACCGCAAGCCTAATGTCGAACTGCTGGAGCGGCTGTCGGAAGATCCGATCCTGCTGGTCGATGTGCTCTATGCGGCGTGCAAGCCGGAGGCGGACAGTCAAAATGTCACCGACGAGCAGTTCGGCGCGGCAATGGCGGGTGACGCGATTGAACATGCCACCAACGCTTTGCTGGAGGAACTGGTAAGTTTTTTCCCCGATCCGAAGCGGAAAGTTCTGCAAAAGATACTGGATGCGAACCGCCGCTTCGGGGAAACTCTGAAACGCAAAGTGGAAGCGGAACTGAGCGGACTGGACGCGAAAATCGACCAGGAGGTCGCCAGGTTGAGCGACTGATTTACGAACTGGCCGGAATAGTCGGCGTCAACCCCGATCCGTTCACGCTGCGGGAACTTTTGTGGATGGCGGAAGGCAAAGGCCGCGAAAGCTGGAACCACACCTCGTGTCTGATGGCGATGATTGCCAATCTCATGCGTTCAAAAGGACAACGGGCAGTAAAACCCGCCGAATTGAATCCGTACACATTTAAGCCCAAGGCGGTTTTATGCGGTAGTGGGTTGCGTATTTTAAAAGACATCTTTGTCAAAGAGGAGCCACATGGCAACGTCAGGAGACATTAAGGCCGGTCAGGCCTACATCGAAATCACTACGGAAAACTCCAAACTGGTGCGCGGCCTAAAAGCGGCGCAGCAGAGTTTAAGGGAATTTTCTGCTGGCGTGAGTGATGTCGGCAAGAAGACGCTGCTGCTTGGACTTGCGATGGCTTCGCCGCTGCTACTGTCGGCTAAGGTGTTTTCCGAATGGGGCGACAGCTTCGATAAAATGTCGGGCCGTACAGGGATGATGGTGGAGTCGCTGAGCGAGTTGTCGTTCGCTGCCCATCAGTCCGGTACGGATATGGAGACCGTTGAACGCGCAGTGAAATTCATGCAGCGGACGATCGGTGCGGCGGCAGGGGGTAGTTCGGCGGCGCAGGCAGCTCTGGCTAAACTCGGGCTTACGGTAGAACAGTTGCAGAATCTCTCGCCGGATGAACAGTTCAATCTGATCGCCAGCGCCTTGAAGGCCATCCCCGATCC